AATATATCGGATATAGGTAAATTTAGACTAGCTTTCTCCTCACCTATTAATAATACTCCAGATGGATTTATTGGTTATAAAATGGTTTATGTCGCAAGTTCATCGCAGTGAGGTGATTTAACTGATGAATAATATAAATGATGTTTTTGGAAGACCTAGGATTTATAAAGGTATAAATATTTACCCTATAAAAATGAGAGATTGCGATAAATTTTATGATTCTGTTCAATGTTTAATGCTTTCAAAAAACTCATTACAAGATGTACAGTTTCTTAAAATGTCTTATCTTCGCTTTCTATTAGTGGTGTCAAATACTGAATTAAAAGGCTTCCAAGATAAATTAGTATCATTATTACAGTTGATTCTTCAAAGCGAAAATTTTGAAATAATCTTAAACGATAAAGATAAAATTGAAATTGTTGTTGAAGATAAACACATCATTAGGGAAAGAGATTTCGACAAGATTAAAACTATAATAAGTGAACAAAACTTGGTAGATTTAGACGATCAATTTATAAATCCAGAAGTAAAAGCAAAGATTGAAGAAGCAAGAGCATTTTTAAATAAGAGAGGTAATAAAGTAGCTGGTTTAGATCAACAAATTATCTCCTATCATTGTATAAGTGGCATCTCTTATCATGAAATTGAAGAACTAACAATTTATCAATTTCAAAAAGGTTTAGCTAGATTTGATCACATACTCGGTGCTGAAGCTATTATGAATGCACGTTATTCAGGGATGGTTGAATTTAAAGATGAAACGAAATTACCTCACTGGTTAGGACACATAGAAGATACACAGAAAAACGAAGGATTATTATTGAATGCTAATAAATTCAAAAATGAAGCTTCAAACAAATTAGGTATGGTTAATAATTAAAAAATACATAAACTATTGGAGGAAATATTTTTATGGCAGAAAATAAGTTTTTAACATCTGTTGCAGATGTAAAACTATACGATGACAAGACTGGTGATCTAATTTTAAATGGTAAAACACTGCTTAACTCATCTATGACACAAGCAATTCAATCACAAGCAATTTATGCGGGTAAAGGTTCAAAAAAGATTTTTGAGTACAATTATCAAAAAGAACTCTCATTCTCTATTGAGGATGCTACCTTTAATACAAGTTATATTTGCTTACAGAATAATACAAAAGTTTTACGTGAACTTGCTGATTACTACACAAATGAATATGTAACTCTAGACGGTTCTGGAAAAGGAACTCTTTCTCAAGAACCAGTAGGAAACATCCATATCGAAAATGAAAATGGTACATTTACTCAAATTGTTTCTAATGGTAAAGAATTTACATATCCTACATTGTCAGGTCAGGAAGTTCAAGTTTCATATGCATATAAAGAAATGATGGATAACATTACACTTTCTGCGGATTCATTCCCTAAGGCTGTTCGTATGGTTTTAAATGGTGATATTATGACTAACAATGGCAAAGAGGAAGAGATGCAAATTGTTGTACCTAAATTTAAACCTGATGGAGCAATGGAATTATCAATGACTCACGATGGAGTTTCATCATCTTCTTTAGCAGGAACTTCACTATCTGATAATAAAGGGAATTATGCTTATATCTCGTTTAAGGCTGTTAATGAGGAAGATGTACCTGTGATTAACATTGCAGCATCTCCATCTGAAATTGATTTGGATTCTACAGTAAGTGGAGACTCTGAACAAATTACTGTTTATGGTATTCGTGGTGGTTCTTACGGAGTGGTGCTTTTAGATAATAAAAAACTTACTTTTACTTCAGATGATCCTACTATTGCTACAGTAGACATTAACGGTTTAGTTACAATGGGTGCTTCTGCTAATGCAGGAGATACTACTGTCATTCGTATTACTGATGGTAAAACAAAAGACAATGTAGAAGTTACAATTTTATAAACAAATAAATACATAATACGAGTAGGGTTAATCCCCTACTCTATTTTATTATACTGGAGAAAAGGAGAAATTCAATATGGGACAATTAAAGTTATCTGATATTCAAAAGCAAGTTGCAGAGTTAGATAAAATAGAGAAGTTTTATTTAGATAAAGAAAATGACCAATTCATTTATTATAATCCTAAATTCTCTGAAGATAAAATTAATAAAATTTTCGAAGAACTAATCTCAACTGGTGAGTATTGCAAAGAAAACAAATTAGATAAGTTAAGTACTTATGATAAAGCAATGGAATATCTTCAGTTCCTAATTATTAAACATTTTACTTCTCTTAAAGATGAACTTGAAAATAAATCATTTGATACTCACTACGAAACAATGAAAGCACTAGAAAAGAATGGACTACATCGTGTCTTCTTAGACCATATGTTTGATTCTGCTGAAGTTATTAAAGTTTATGTACGTAAAAATGAAGTAGAAAAATTAGGTGAATTAGTTATGATTGAACTTGAAAAAGATGAACGGAATAAAAATAGACAATTACATGTTTTAGGTAAGTAAAAATGCAATTTAAAGATTTAGATCATTTACAAAGATATTTAGAGCGTAATTCAAATCAAGTTTTTAAAGATAAAAATATTGAAAAAGTGTTAGCTTCTACAATGTCTCAAGCTGTATACGATGTTGTTTATAGAAGATACGTACCTGTGGAATACAAGCGTAGACGTAATGACGGTGGTTTATCTGACGTTCGTAACATGAGAATTACAAAGGTTGAAGTGAAAAATGGAAAAGTTATTGTGTTATTCGAAAACTTAACATTAGGACAAGAACACTTCTCCCCTATTTATGAACAAAGTCATGATTCCATGTACGGACAATTCATCACAGATGTAATTAATGATGGAGATTTGGATGGTAACAGTTGGTATAGACATGGTAAGTGGAGTGAGGCTAGACCTTTCATTCAAGAAACCATAGCTAGAATTGAAGCTAATCCTACATATTTAATTAATGCAATTAAGAATGCTTATAAAAAATTAGGATTTGAAGTGAGGTAACTTCAAGTCTTTTTTCATTCTTTTGAAAGGAGAATGATGAATTGATTGAAAAAGAACTAGAAATTAATAAAAACATGCTGCGTGAAAGAGCAAAGAAACTTCCAGAAGTAACGGATGAAATGTGGGAGCAAGTGAACAAAGAGTACAAAAATTTGATTGATGAGTATATTTCTTCTCAATCACACTCCCCTCAAACTAAAAAGCAATATAGGTCAATGCTCCGTCAATTTGGATGGTTTATTTTTGAGTCGTTGAATAATAAACCTATTTATAAAATTAAAAAACGAGACATAATTCGTTATTTATCGTATCTACGTGATGATAGGAAAATGTCTCCTTCAGCTATTGGTACTCGTAAAGCTGTTATTTCAAGTTTGTGCAATTATATTGAAAATGTTGTAATGGATGATTTTGATGAAGAAGAGTTCAATCCATATAAAACTTTCAGAAACTTTACCAGAGGGCTACCTGCTATCCCTAAAAGTTCTGTTTATGAAAAGGTTAAAGTAACAAAAGAAGAATACCTTGAGATGATGAAGGTATTAGAAGACGATGAGAATTATTTAGGCATGGCTTGGTTAGCTGTAGCATTTAATGTTGGAGCTAGGCGTAATGAGATTATTCAGTTTAAATCAGAGATTGTAGATTATAAGATTGATGAAGATGCTACATATATTATGAGCCATAATGTTCGTTTAAAAGGTCGGGGAGAAGACGGTAAAATTGAACCTTATATGATTAATTTTGAAGCATTAAAATATATAAAGTTGTGGCTTGAAAAACGTGGTTATGAACATGAATACATTTTTACTAAAAAATATGGTAATGAAATTAAAGTTGTTGAAGAAGGTTGGGCTAATTATTTCTGTTCAAGTGTGCTTTCGCATGTTCTTGAGAGACGTATTAACCCTCACTTATTTAAGGCGAGTGCAGTTACCTATTTATTAGAACAAGGAGTACCTTTAGAGTTGGTGAGTAAGTTTATTGCACATCATGAAAATGTAGCTACAACGATTGCTCATTATGATCTTAGGGATCATGCAGAAGAAAAGAATAATATCTTCGGTAATATGTAGTAAATAATTGAAATACTCCCCTACTTTAATTTAGGGGATTACTTGAATTATTTAATCAAATAAGAATATTATTTAAATAAATACATAATCAATACTTGCAATTCATTTCTCCGCATGTTAGTATTTAGACATAGGGATAAGTCAGAGGTTAATTTTATTTTTTATACTAATAAATACATAAACAAGGAGAGGTTAAATGGTAAGTGAATTAAAAGTGTTCAAAAATGAGTTGTTTGAAGTGGGTGCAATTGCTGAGGGTGATGAAGTGTTGTTTGATGCAGAAATGATTGCTAGATCATTGGGTTTTACTCAGACACAAAACAAGAACAATAGAGTGTATACATCCATTAGATGGGAAACTATCAATAAACACTTAGAAAAATACTTCCCCAACAAATTGGGGAAAGGTGATTTGATACCAGAAGCCATGGTGTATAAGTTAGCATTTAAAGCTTCTAATGATACTGCTGAAAAGTTTCAGGATTGGTTGGCTATTGAAGTCATTCCTTCTATTAGGAAAACAGGACAGTATAAAGTTCAGAATAATCGTAAAGAAGATTTTGAAATGCAATTATTAGGTGCTGAATACTCCATGAAGTTATTACGGGTAGATGAAACCTCGAAAATTAAAATGTTAGAAGAGGTGCACAAGTTTCATGGAGTAGCTACAAATCATTTACCTAAATACGTAGACGAAGAAGTGACTAAAGCATTAACTACACTGTTGAAAGAAAATGATGTCCGAATTTCAACTGCCAAGGTTAACACAAAACTGATCGAATTAGGAATTTTAGAAATTAAAGAACGAGTAGGAAATAATGGAGAAGTAAAAGAATTCAAGTCTCTTACTGATAAAGGATTGAAATTTGGTAAGAATTTAATTAATCCGAAATCACCAAAAGAGACGCAGCCTCACTACTTCCAATCATCATTCAAAGAGTTAGTAGAACTATTAGGATAATTAAAACAAAATACATAGAGATAAGAATTTACATAAAATAAATACATAATAAAAGGTGAGAAATAACCACTCTCACCTTCCCTATTATTAATAAGTATCAATTATTTCTACACCTACAATTTCAATAACTGACATACATGAATCAAATAAGTAGCAGTCGTCTTTGAAGACGAAATTATCAATTATTATATTTGATGGTGTCACCAGTGTATCAATACTGGTTAGTTGATCATCAGATACATTATCAATTAGTATACAGAGATCGAATTCTACGATACCTTTAGATATTACATTAAATTTAAAATAACTGGTGAATTTGTATGTACAATCTGGAAGACTATTAACAGACAAGTTGAAGTTTTCTATGTTGTAATCAAGACTGTTATCTTCATCGTAATTGTACTCTTGATAAATTGTTTCGAATGATATTAATTTTTGATTTTCGTAAATTGGCTTACCAAGTAAATCTACTTGTGATGGGATGTCTCCTTTTGCAATAAGCTTGATTGATGTGATTAGTGTATTCATGATCATTCTCCCCTTCTTTTGTATATTATAGTGGTGTTTTTGCACATCTCAGTGTGCTTTATGAGTTAAATAATATACACTGCAATGTGCATTGTCAACCTTAAATTGTAAAAATGCACTCCTCAGTGTAAAATAAACCTTAGAGGTGAATCATAATGATAAAAGTACACTTGTCACGATTATTAGGTGAACGTAAAATGAAAGTTTCAGAACTTGCAGAAAAAACTGGACTACATCGAAATGGACTATCTAGACTTTACAACGAAGAAACTGATGGTATTAAATTTCAAACATTAGAATTAATTTGCAAAGCCTTAGATTGTCAAATAACTGATTTGATTGAAATAGTAGAAGATCAAGACCAATATTAATTCAACATTTGTCATTAAAGGAATATTTTAGTAATTATGAACTATTTTTTATCCTAAAAATTGAATACAAACACCCTCTTTTTACATTAAACAAAATAATTTCGTATCAAAAATATAACATAATTACAGAAATACGTAAATATGTAATAAATTGAAATCCATTCCTCTTGTGCATATAATGATTTCTAGTAGATTTTTATATACATTAGAGGTGTAGAATATTGATAAAATTGACAATTGATAAGGCAGCTAGTTCCAAGGGAATTAGTTCTCAAAAAGAGTTGAGGGAATTGATTATAGAGAAAACTGGTGTGGAATTAAGAGCAGCTACAATTTCAGATTTATACAGAAACAATAAAAATCAAATTAACAGAGAACACTTATTTGCTGTAATGGAAGCTTTAGAAATTACAGATTTCAACGAAGTCCTTACAATAAAGAGACGATAATTTCTAAA